AATCACAAATACAAACTTATTAATTTTAGAACAAGCTATCGGTGGTTATTCTGCGATTACAGTTAACGCAACTACTGGTGCAACTTTAACTTATTCAAACGGTGCTTTATCAAATGGTAAAGATGCAGTTATTAAATTAACAGGAACTATTACTGGAAATATTGATGTTGTAATTCCTGATTCAGTTGAAAAAACTTATATCATTGAAAACGGAACTTCAGGTGCATTTACTGTAACTGTTAAAACTACTTCAGGAACTGGAGTAACATGGGCAGCAACAGATAAAGGTACTAAAATGGTTTACTCTGATGGTACTAACGTTGTTGACACAGCTTTTACAGATTTATCTTCAGACATCACTCCACAATTATCAGGAAATTTAGATACTAATGCAAACAACATTCAATTTGATGATGCTACTGGTATTCAAGATGATTCAGGTAATGAGCAAATTACTTTTTCAAAAGCTGCTTCAGCGGTTAATGAATTTACAATAGGTAATGCAGCTACAGGATCAGCTCCAGAAATTTCTGCAACAGGTGGTGATACAAATATTGATTTAAATATTACTCCAAAAGGAATTGGAAGAGCAACTTTAAATGGTAATGCTAAAATTCAAGGTATTGCAGAAAAAGTTCTAGTAAATGGTACATTTACATCTAACATAAATTTTGACACAAACACTCAAGGTGTACAGTTAAATACTGTTACTGCTAATGCTAACTTTACAGTTAACTTAAGAGGTGATGGTTCTAACTCTTTAGATGCATCTATGGATGTTGGTGAGTCAATTACAGTTGCATTCCTTAATAAGAATAACAACGTTACATATTACAATACTACAGTACAAGTAGATGGTTCAACAGTAACTCCAGTATGGCAAGGCGGAGCAGCGCCAACTGGTGGTAATACAACATCAACAGATGGGTATACTTACACTGCAATTAAAACTGCAGCGTCAACATTTACTGTAATAGCAGCACAAACGCAATTCGCGTAGGAGGAGGAAAGTAGATGCCTTTACTAGGTAGCATAGGACCCGGTTCTTCAAGAGCATGGGGCAGAGGATTAGGAGCTAGAAAATACGGAGTATCATTTTTAGTCGTCGGCGGTGGCGGAGCAGGTACCGGAGGCAACCACGGAGGTGGTGGCGGAGCAGGAGGTGTTAGAGAAGACACTTCAGGTTCTTATGAAATGACTGCAGGTAAAACTTATACTGTAACTGTTGGTTCAGGAGCTACAGCATATATTTATTATCCACCAACACCACCTGCACAATTATCAGAACCAACTAGTATTTCAGGAGTTGGATTAACTTACGAAGCTTCAGCGGGAGGTGGTGCTTCACCTTACTCTCCAAGTTCTTCAGGAGGATCTAGTGCAGGCTCAAGATCACCAACTGTATCACCCGCAAATATTGGAGGTTACTCTCCACCAGAAGGAAATCTTGGTGGCGGCGGAACTAACACAGCCGGAGGCGGCGGTGGTGGCGGAGCCGGAGCCGGAGGCGGCAGCGCTGGAGGTAACGGCGGTCCAGGAGGTTCTGGAGCAGCTTATTCAACAACAGGATCACCTGTCACTTATGGTGGCGGCGGTGGCGGAGGAGTCGGTCACTCAGGTTCTGGTGGATCAGGTGGATCAGGCGGCGGTGGCCCTGGTGGACCATCTGCAGGAGCTACAGGAACACCAGGTTCAGCTAACACCGGAGGCGGTGGAGGTGGATCAGGTCATAGTCCAGCACCTTACACTTTAGGATATGGACAAGGCGGAGGCGGTGGATCAGGTCTTGCAGTATTAAGAGTACCCGCAAGTGATTATTCAGGAACTACTACAGGTTCGCCTACAGTCACTGATGATGGTGATGTTAAAGTTATTAAATTTACTGGAGATGGGAGTTACACAGCGTAATGGCACATTTTGCAAGATTAGATGATAATAATGTTGTAACTAAAATGCATGTAGTTGCAAATGAAGTATTAGGAAATCCAGAATCTGAACAAGCAGGTAAAGATCTTTTAAAATCTTTATATGGTGGAATAGATGCTAACTGGGTTCAATGTTCATATAATACAGTAGAGGGAATACATTATACTGATGGTGTAGAATCTGCTGATCAATCAAAAGCTTTAAGAGGACATTATCCTGGAAAAAGTTGGACATATGATTCAGAAAATGATTATTTTATTCCTCCAAAACCTTTTGCTTCATGGGTTTGGGATGCAACTAAAATAACTTGGAAACCACCGGTATCTTTAGAAGAACAATTAGGGGCACCTACATTAGATTTATATAAATGGGATGAAGATACAACTTCATGGGTATTTATAGGAACAAGAGAGCAATCAGGAAATTCTGAAATAATTGATCCAGATTACGTTTGATAGTATAGACTTTTAAAAAATTTTTTGTTAGAAAGTTAATTATGAAAGTTGATAATAACGTTATTGATGGCGGTGTATGGCCTTTTGAATTAGAGCAAAAGCCGGACTTTGCATTTTGGGGTAATTTATTTACACCTAAAGAATGTGATAAAATTATTCAATTAGGTAAAGATAAATTAGATTTTGCTAAAATTATACTTACAGCAAAAAATAAAGATATTAGAAAATCTAAAATATGTTGGATAAAAAGTAATCCAGATACTAAATGGATATTTGAAAAATTAGTTTTTGCTGTCAAAGATATAAATAATAAATATTTTAATTTTGATATAACAGGTTTATTTGAAGGTCTACAATTAACTTATTACCCTTCTCCTGGAGGTAAATATGAAAGTCATGTTGATAGAGCTCCAGGAATTATGGTTAGAAAATTATCAGGTGTAGTTCAATTAACCGATCCTCAAAAATATAAAGGCGGTGATTTAAATTTGTACACAGGTAATCTTAAATATCCTTCTAAAGGAAATAGAGAACAAGGTACATGTATAGTTTTTCCAAGCTATACTTTACATGAAGTAACTTCTGTAACTAAAGGAGAAAGATGGTCATTAGTATTTTGGATATCGGGACCTAATTTTAAATGATAAAAAAATTTGCTGAAAAATATCTAGAAAAAAATTCTGTCAAGTATGCAACTAAGACTCAAATTAAAAATGAGTGTTGGCATGTAGAAGGTATAATTAGAAATAGATCTAATGAAATTTTAAAATTTGACATTAGAAAAATGGACACTAAGTATAAAAGAAAACCAGCAAAAGCTGGATATAGTTTTTCAAAAGCAGATAAAATGGTTTTTGAACTAAAAAAAGAATGGATCCTAATAGATATGCTTGAAATTCAAGACCTTTTGAAAAAAGGAACCTTAACTGTATTATCTTTAGACAATTTGATAAACGATTTAAATTGGAATATAATACTACCAAAATAATAAAAAGCATATATAATGAGGTACTATGCTTCAGAAACTACAGTTTAAACCCGGTTTTAATAAACAGATAACACAATCAGGAGCTGAGTCTCAATGGACTGATGGTGATTTTGTTAGATTTAGATATGGACTTCCTGAAAAAATAGGTGGTTGGGAACAATTAACTATTGACAATGAAACTCTTCCCGGTGCAGCAAGGGCTCAACATACATGGACATCTCTAAATGGTGAAAAGTATGCAGCTATTGGAACATCACAAGGTTTGTTTTTATATTATGGTGATAAGTTTTATGACATTACCCCATTAGATACAGCTATCACTGGAGCAACATTTGATTCAACAACAGGTTCTGCAACCGTAACGGTGAATAAAACTTCACATGGTTTAAGTTCCGGAAGATATATTACATTTACATCTGTGTCTTTACCTGGAGCTGGAGAAACTAATTTTACAACTACACAATTTGAAAATAATACATTTGAAATTTCTAACGTAACAGCTAATGCATTTGACATTACTATGCCAGCTAATGAAGGTGGTACTGGAATGTCTACACAAGGATCAGCTGAAATAAATCCTTATGTATCTATTGGTCCAACATTTCAAACTGCAGGTTATGGATGGGGTACATATTTATGGGGAGATTCTACATGGGGCACGGAACGTACAACAAGTGACGTGATTCTGGATCCAGGCATCTGGAGTCTTGACAACTTTGGTGAAATATTAATTGCAACTATTCATAATGGTAGAACATTTACTTGGGATGCAGGGGCATCTAATCCAAGAGATAATAGAGCAACTCTTATGTCAAATGCACCAACTGCATCAAGATTAACTTTGGTTTCGGATAGAGATAGACATTTATTTCACTTTGGAACTGAAACAACAATTGGTGATTCAACTACACAAGATCCAATGTTTATAAGATTCTCAAATCAGGAAGATTATAGTACCTATCAACCAACAGCTACAAATACTGCAGGTACATTTAGACTAGACACAGGAAATAAAATTGTAGCAGCTGTTCAAGGTAAAGATTATGTATTTGTATTAACTGATAGTGCAGCATATGTAATTCAATTTGTTGGTCCACCATTTACCTTTAGTGTTAGACAAGTTGGAACAAACTGTGGATGTATTGGACAAAATGCAGTTAGTTATTCTAACGGTATGATATTCTGGATGTCAGGTGAAGGTGGATTTTTTGTATTTGATGGTACGGTAAAGGCATTACCTTGCTTGGTAGAAGACTTTGTCTATACAACTACAGGAGACAATTTAGGAATTAATTATGATGCTAGTCAAATTATATATGGTGAGCATAATACTTTATATAATGAAGTAACTTGGTTTTATCCTAAATCAGGTTCTACACAAATTGATAGATGTGTTACCTATAACTACGGAGAAAACTGTTGGACAACAGGATCATTATCTAGATCATCTTATTCAGACACTGGTGTATTTAATGTACCTTATGCAACACAATATAATTCAACAGCTACACCTAATTTTGATATTCAAGGAGTTACAAATACTTATGGAGCATCAACTTATTATGCTCATGAAACCGGAACCGATCAAGTCAATAGTTCTGGTACCACTTCTATTAATGCATATATTCAATCAGGTGATTTTGACATTGCAGCAAGAAGAAGTGCATTAGGAGGTACAACTGGACTAGCTGATCTTAGAGGTGATGGTGAATTTATTATGTCTATGAAACGTTTTGTACCAGACTTTCAGGTGTTAACCGGTAATTCAAAAGTCACATTATTATTAAATGATTATCCAAGTGGTACAGCTTCAAGCTCAAATCTTGGTCCCTTTACAATTACAAGTTCTACTGATAAAGTAGATACTCGAGCAAGAGGAAGATTACTTTCAATAAAAATAGAAAATGATGCCGTAGGTGAAACCTGGCGTTATGGGACATTAAGAGTTGATATAAAACCGGATGGTAGAAGATAATGGCATACACAACACAATACGGATTACCACAAAACGTAGTTAATTATTTAAATCAACAATTACCTACTGCAGATATTTATGGTGGTATTACATCTGTGCCTTTTACATTTGATGATGTATCAGCTGAGCAACAAATCGAGGCTCAGGCATCAGGGACTTTAACCCCAGAACAATTAAGACTTCTATACTTACAACAACAAAGAGGTGGTGGAGAAGGTCGAGATAATGATAATAATATTGATAGAACTAATAATTTAGGCATCAATTCTTTATCCGACCTAGCAAGTCTTGCCAGAGATAATATGGGAACTATAGTATCATCAGCTTTATTTGGTATTGGACCAACTATAATTGGTAAAGGAATTAAAAGTTTATATGATCGTTTCAAAGATGATCCTTATGGTGGTTTTGATACAAGTAATATATCTCCTGATGTACAGACAGCTATTGAAAAAGATATACAAAGAGAACCAAAAGATTATAATACAGGAGGAAATGGTGGATCAAAAAGTGGAGGAAGATCTGATCCATATGGAGGAGGCAGAGGTGGTCTGCATGATGGAGAATAATGGCTAAAGTAGTTGCATACATACCTGAACCCAAACAAGAATATGATGTAGAAAATCAAAGACAGATATTAGAATCTTTATCTACATTAAAAAACGAATTAAATTTTGGTTATCAAAAAGATTTAAAAGATGAACAAGATACTTTTAACTGGTTTATATCATAATGACTATACAATATAAAAATCAAGGAATGAGTTTAACCACTACTAATTTAACAACTATATTAACTATTAATACTAGTTCAGTAGGATTAATAAAATCATTTCCTGTAACAAATGAACATAATAATAAAGTATTAACAGAATTATATGTACATGATGTATCTGCTGGTACAGATTATGAATTTTTTCATAGAGAAATAACAGCAGATTTTACCATGCAAACCGTAACAGGTGTATTAAATTTAGAAGCTGGAGACAGTATAAAAGCTCAAGCCGATGTTGCAAATACTGTAAAAGGTGTTATAAGTTATGCATTAATAGACAGGTCACAAGAAAATGGATGATATATTAAAAATTAATTGTACTACACATGTAGTTATAAAAAATAAATTTACTGGGAAAGTATATAAAGACGAAGCAGAAAGAGATGCGGATATCAATGACCCTAAGACGGTTACAACTGCAGATCATATACAACAAGATTTAACAGTTGAAGTATCACCAAAAGGTCTTGAAGCGCTAAAGAAAGTAATGAGTAAGAATGACAAAAAATCCTAGAGGCGGAACAGAATTACAATTTGAATATTTAAGAAAGTATGTTGATTCAAAGTTATTGGATCAAGTAAAAATTTGTACATCAGTACCAGAAAAAATTTCATTAGATCCAAGTAAGTTAAATATTCTTTGGCAAAAGAATTCATATGATCAACCAAATCTGGCACCATGGTTTAAAGATAAATCTAACCACTCTAAATATGATTGGTATGTATTTAATTCAAATTGGAATTATGAAAAATTTAGAGATCATTTTGATATACCATGCGAACGATCTGTAATAATTAAAAATGGTATTGATAATATAAAACCTAGAAATCAAACAATAGAAGGTAATAGAAAAATAAAAATAATACATCACTCAACTCCATGGAGAGGTTTATCTGTATTATTAGGTGCAATGCAATTAGTAAAAAATTCTAATGTACAACTTGATGTTTATTCTTCTTGTGAAGTATATGGTAAAGCATTTGCAGAAGCTAATGATAAACATTATGAAGGTCTTTATGATCAAGCAAGAAAATTACCTAATGTAAATTACATTGGATATAAACCTAATGAATATATAAAAGAACATTTAAAAGATTATGACTTATATGTTTACCCATCTATATGGGAAGAAACATTTTGTATATCAGCATTAGAGGCTATGGCTGCAGGTTTATATTGTATAATTACAAACTATGGAGCGTTATATGAAACATGTGCAGAGTTTCCAATGACTATACCATATTCAAATAACTATAGAAGTTTATCTGAAAAATTTGCTGCAGGTATTGATATGGCTGCAGATGCAATTAAGACACCGGGTATACATGCACATTTAAAAGCACAAATAGATTATGTAAATAGATTTTATGATTGGAGAATAAAAGGAATATCTTGGACAAGATTTTTACAAGGAGCACTTAATGCAAAACAATGAGCCTATCTGGTTTAATAATAATCAAAATAATCAAGAAATAAAAATACAACCATCTAAAAAAATTACAAAAATATTTGTAGCTATTCCATGTCATAGTGAGATTAGTATACATACTTGTCAATCATTATTAGTATTACAACAAGAGTGTATGCAAAAAGGAATGTTAATTAGTTTTAGTTTAATGAAATCATCATTAGTTCAACAAGGTAGAAATTTATTAGTAGCTGAATTTATGAATGCACCTGAAAAATATGATTACTTATTATTTATAGATTCAGATATAGATTTTCAATCTAAGACCATATTTACGATGATAGAAAAAAATAAAGATTTAATTGCATGTCCATATCCTATGAAGTCATTTGATTGGGATAAAGCATGGAGACGATTACATAAAGAAGCTTTAGATGAAGCAGATCACCTATCTAAATCAGGATATACCTTTCCAATAAAAGTAAGTAATAAAAATGAGATTAGAGTTACTAATGGTGTAGCAGAAGTATCACATGCACCTACTGGATGTATGTTAATTAAAAGATCATTAATAGAAAAAATGATGGCACATCACCCTGAATTAAAGATTAATCAACCAACTATTGTTAATGGTAAAGAGGTATTTAAAGAGAATTTTTATAATTTATTTGACTGTATACATGATCCGGTAACTAAAGAGTTCTTCGGTGAAGACTTTGGGTTCTGTAAGAGATGGACTGAAATGGGTGGTAAAGTATATGCTTATATCATGGACTACATAACCCATACAGGAGAGTATCAATATTGTGGTAGACTTTGGGACGAATTACAGTATACTAAACGTATTGACGAAAAAGCTAAAAAATAATACAGTCAATAATTACAGGTTTTTTACCTGCCTTAAACTAGTTTAATTAAATTATGGC